CTATGTCAATACTATGTTTTCTAAATAATATATATGCCTAATACCGTCTCTATTTTCAATATAAGCTGCTATATATGTGTTTTTTGATAAAATCAAATCGTTGACTGTTGTAACAAACCCGTTATCATTGAGCGTTTTCGGATAGTTTTTGTCTTTAGTTGATGGATTGATTCCATACCGATATGAGCGACTGATAAAATCTGTACAATAAAATTTATTATGCGTGTCAGCAATAAATAAAAAATTATAAAGAGAACGATTTAATAAATGTTTATTCGCATAATCCATGGTCTGATCTAAAGTGACCTCATTAACATTTTTCACCCTTAGAATTATAAAGTTCTCTCTATAGTAGGATCCATAGGATGAATATGAAACATCAGTTTTAGTTCTAAAGTTTGGTAACATCCAATAATTAGTTGATGACTGCCTCACGCCAACAGAAAAGTCATGCGTACCATCAGATGGATCTCTAATAATATCTATAATACGCTCGTCACTTTGTGGAAATCCAACGGCTTCTATAAATTGATTGCTTCCATTATTTAGTGCTGCGTGTCCTCCCACAAAAAAAGACATCGCTTGATGAACACCAAAGATATTAGGAAATGGAGATTCTTGAGTTACAAAAATATCTCCTTTTTGTCCAAGATAAGGTTCGTCTTGCGTTGTATAAAAGACACTCCTTGGATCAAATAATTCATAATCTTTAGTTCTTTCAACTGGATGGTACATGCGAATTTCTTCAATACCACTTTCAAACTGTACTGTCACAGTTTGTTCTTCAAGACTACGATTAATAAATTCATCCAGTAATTTATTGACATTGTTGTTTTGGTTTAATCCATACATAAAAATTGAAAAGGATAGTATTAATAAAAGTATCACCAGTTTTTTTCTAAATTTTCTCATTTTTTCCATGTTTTATACCTCTATTATCATCTTAAAAAAAATATATGAATATATTATGAATATTGAGTACTCATTTTTATATATTTCATGTCAACGTCTTTTTCAAGTTAAAAGATAAGGATTCAAATTGAAAACTTCAAAAGATGCTAATATTAAGTTTATATGAATATGGAGTCATATCATTGAATAGCAAAAAAACCACACCCCAATACTATAAGGGATGTGGTTTTCTCTATTTTTTAAGTTGTTCTTGAATAATTTTCTCAGCTGCAGATAAAGTCGCCCTTCCCTGCATCTTATTGCTGAAGGAAATATAGTCATCAATGATCGCTTCTATCTTGGATTGATTGGTCTCAACAAACTCTACTGCCTTCTCAGTTGAACCGGTAAGATTACTCACCCATTCGCTTAATCGTGATACGACAGCGAGTTTTTTATCATCTCCAATCAGATATGCTTCACCTTTATCTTTAGCGAGCCTATTCTTTTCTTCCACAATCATAATGAATTCTTTGATGGTCTTTTGTATACTTTCATCAAAGACTACTTCTTTTGCTTTGGAAACGAGTTCAGAAACATTCTCTGCTGTGTTTTTGAGGTCTTGTTTTACCTCTTTGATTACTTCACTGAGTGATTGATCCTTTCCCATCTTGGATGTCACATAGAGAGCTAGTAACAAGAGTGAGGCTATCAGTAATACGATTTCAAGTGTTGTCATTTTCTTTTCCTCCTAGGCGTTTATAGATATTGACTTGCGAATCTTCTAATCTGGATACCCGATGTTCTAAGACATTGACATCCTTTTTTAACGATTTGATATCTTGTGCATGCATCTCTAATAGATTTAACATCTTGATATTTTGCTTCTCAATCGTCTGCAGATTAGTCAGAATCTCGTCGTTATTCGTTTTATTCTTTTGTTCCTGGCGATTGAATTGCTTGATCGTCGTCATGATAACAACCACCATGGTTACAATCCAATAAACCAGATTTTCCATTCTAAATAGACTGAGTAAGTTATCCCAGTTCATTGCTAATCACCCTATCTCTGTAGTTTTCGATGTAATTCAGTGCTTCCCTTAATAGTGGCATATATTCTTTGCCTTTGTTGTTATTCCAGTTTTTCTTATATTCAATCATCATCGTGTACCAAGGCTCAGAGATAATATGTTCATATTTACCGACTTGATCCACATGATCCAATATGCCTCTTACCCTAAGAATATGATAGTGTGACTTTTGAGGGTCCGGATAATCAATCCGTATTTTGTAGTGTTCAACAAAGCTTGACAAAAAAAGACCTAACTTACTTGTTAAGTCAATGTTCTTATAGGCTTCGTATTCTTCTTTGTAGTTTTCATCTAAATAGATAAGATTATCTTTAGTTGATAAAACCTCATCAATATACGCACGATCATAAAGTGGAACAGATGGATCTAGATTTTGCTTCTTTAGATAGACGTCTCTGCCATAAGCAAAAACATCTAACGTTCCCAAACTCAAATGAACGTTACCTTTAAATCCATCAAGTACTACCGTCACATCATCATCGCTATTTTCATCACTTATTCCAAAGGCTAATGATCCACAGTAATAAATAAACATCACTATGGTGTTTGGAAACAAGCCTTGAACAATTTCTAGAATACTCTCTTTACTGCGGATTCTCGGTTTCACTTGGAGCATGAGCAGTCCCTTCTACCACATCAAAATCATCGAGTGAGTCATCGAATCCTACTACATTTTCTTTTAGCCACAAGTAACCTTGAGCAATTGGATTTGATTCAGCGAATAAACTGAAATCAGACTCCGGAACTTCGATGTCAATTTCTTCTAGAGGTGCATGACGATTGGCACGTGCTTCTTTGGATAGATAGGAAGCGATACAAACAACTGCCTTTTTTGATACATAGTTGATGTTAAATGCGGTAATACGATGATAGGATAAAGCGACACCAAACTTAGATTGCATGTCTTTAATGATTGCCATAATAACCTACTTTCTCGCTGTGCGATAAATGGACACTGAAATGAGATCGGGTGATCCCAAGTCAAGTCCAGGATTAATTAAAAGATTTTGTGGAACTCCACCAATTGAATGTGCAAACTCAGTCATGGTGATGGAAGCATTCGCTTGCCCCGTCACTGTCGTCACACTTCTACCTGTAGATAACCATTGTCTAACATCAGTAAATCCTGTTGAAAAAATTGGAGTAAGTTGAAAGGTAATCGTTTTAGATATTCCACTTGCAAGGGTAATACCACTGGAATAACTATCTGGAATAGCAAGTGAAGTTGAGCTACCATTGAACATTTTTGTGACACCACTTGCCACATCGTTTGCATAGGTAGCAAGTGCAGAACCACTAATATTTGATAAACCTGAAGTTCGATAGTTAATTGTTGTAGATGATGTATCTACTGTGCTTCCATAAGTGGTTGCTATCACCACAATCGTGTAAATGTATGCTGAGTTAAAAGCATAAGAAACGCTGATTGAGCTTGCTGCAGTTTCAATTGAATACACAAGTTCTAGTTCTCCACCTACCTTCACAACTGACGTTGAATTTCGGGCGTAAAGGGCGTTGTTTGTATAATCGAAGGCTAACTCGCCTACATACGCTAAGTTAGCTGTTGAAGGCTTTGTGGTGCCTCGTTTCACCCGAAGGATTGCCATTAGTAAGTACCACCATCAATGATTGATGAAGGTTGTAGAACTTTTGTAGTATCGATTCCAATTGCATATTTTACAACGCTAGGTGTATAGTTTGAGTCGATATACTGATAGAGCTTAATCCCGTTAGAAAGTACAGCAGCATCAAATGCCGCTTGCGAAACCATGAACTCAGAGCCAGCACCTGAGAGAATTCGAGTATTCAAAACGTTAGCTAATATGGATTTTTGAGTCGTTGTTAAATGCACATCAGCAGCAACGTGAGCATTATACGTAGTTGTTGAAACACCACCTAGTCCTGCAAGTGTAATGGTGACTGCACCAGTCGATCCGTTAACGCTTGTTACTGAATCTGTTGGTGTCAGTAATTCTTGCCAGTGGGCCAGAGTTGCATATCCAGTTGTTTTCAAGATGAATGACTTATTAATGTCGGTTCTGACTGCAACGTCACCCTCTTGGGCATTTGACAAAGCTAACATTGCTGCTTGGCTTGCTACAACCCATGTGTTTGTTATAGCCACCTTTGGAATGACTGAGTCTGCTAGTTTACCATCAGCATCCAAAATCGGAATGTTGCCATTCCCAGTACCTGTATTCTTAGTTGCTGCAGTTCCTAATCCTAAAGCTGTAATTTTGGTGTCGATTTGTGTATCGACTTTCGCTACACCAGGAATCTTTAAATAATCTGATTCAACAAGTGGTGTTCCAACGGATCCTGTCTTATCAGCTTTAGCGATGAAGAGATGCTCGCCATTAAAATCGACTAGCGGTTCTCCAGCTTTAATCGTTCCAGTACTTCCAGTAAGCGGACCAGTCCCAGCAGTTGTACGTCTTTTAATTTGAATAGTTGCCATATTTTTCTCTCCTTATTTTTTTAAATATGCTTGTGTAACTCGATGTGTTGTATTACCCAATGACAAAGTGACGAGTCCGCTTGCATAGGATATACCTAATGAATAATCCGAACCAGCGTATCTGTAATTCATGGATGAGCTCGAACCAACAACGATAAATAACTGATTAGTCGGTAGGCTCACCACAGTTGTGTTTTCAATAACTACATAGAGTATGCTTTCCATCAAAATTGCAGAATTTATGTCACCAAAGCGATAAACACCATTACTAATCTTAGTTATCAACAACTTATGTGGATAAAATCGATCGTTGACTTTTGCTTCAAGATCACTGATTCGTTGTTTATCTGATGTAATCGCACTTCTTTCAAAACCATTGATAAGGGTTACTGAAGTCGTTGTTTTCGAATAGGCAGCTAATGCAAACTCATAAAGCCCATCCGCATTCTGTAGATTGTTTTGGGTTAGGATAGGATAGGTTCCAACTGCTTCTTTGATATAAATACTTACTGTGTTCGATTGAGTGTCAATCCCAAGAACTACATAGCCAAACTTGTTAGAATCTGGCGTGACTGAAACGGTGGTCATATTTTCTAGATAGATAATACGTCCATAAATGCCAACATAACCATCCAAAAAAGTGATGGTATTATTGGCTAGCGTGTAACTACATCCTGACTTAACGTTTCGTAAGATTCCAACGTCACTTGAAAATAAAAAATGATACAAATCTGCATCGATTTTCGATGTGACATTTGCACCATCAAAGGTAATTTTTTGAACACCCATTAAAATTCTCCTCCATCGAGATCCGTGATCCCAGTTGATTGTATTGAGATGTGACTCATTGCAGAGTTCACACTTTTGTTTAAAAGCTGGATTTTTTCGGTAAGCTTAATACGGTACTCGCCCAGTGTTACCATTGCTTTGTGAAACCCCTGACTAAACTTGATGCTTGTAACCACTGAATCATAGGTTTGTTCGTTGTTCACAAACTCTACGAAATCCCCAAGTTCGATATTTTTCATGGGTTGGAATACATCGTTGTCGGATTTAATCGTGAAAGTAATGTTATGATCGAGCTTGGATGCGATCATCTCGGATCTTGCTTTAGTAAGTAAAGTCGGATAATCATTATCCGTATAATAAAATGCCTTTGGTTTGACACTCATGTACCTGTGCGGATGATGGATATCTTGTGTCAATTCTCCATTTGTTAGCAAGTAATAGACAAGCGTGGTTTTGAACAATACGTTTTCTAATTTCGGGTAATAAGTTAGTTTATTAACCATTTGACTTGAGCTATCATTCACGACTAAGTCTTGAATAGCTTGGTAATTATTCTTGAGTTTGATTCCTCTTTGAACCTCGCCTATTCGAAAGATGATGCCTGTAACTCTACCTCGTAGATAAACCGCTTCGGTTGTTAATCTTAATCCATATGATTTGGTTATTAATTCCATAACCGATGCTAAGGACATGATTTTATCTGGCTCAAATGAAAGTTCACCTTGAACACTGGAACCACGCTCGATGGTAAGATAGCTTAAATTTTGAAGAGGGTCATTACTTTGCTTGAAGTTTCCAACGAGCATGTTCTCCAAGTATAGGCTTAAATCCCCAGTGTAACTTTCAACAGGTATATCGATCGAAAACATTTCTTTAAAATCCAAGACATGGACTGTTGTCCGATGCTTGTCAGCAACTTCTAATCTTTCTACAATACCAATGTAATGAATTGGTGCATCTTTTAATATTACAATGTCACCAACTGACACGTTCAGCTTTGATTTATTGATTGTGAATAATGACTTTTGAATAATGACAAGGTCTAATGCAATTTCAAAATCCTTATCAACATAGCCATAGTCTTTGTAAGCCAAATTAAGTCTATCAAGGAATACAAGTTGCATACCTATACCCCCAGATAGCCTTCATAAATCGTTATTCTGCATGTGGTGAGATTTGCTACACCTGGCCTAAATTCAACTTCATACTCACCAGGTTCAACAAATAAAAAATTGTCACAAGTGAAATCTTGTAGTCCATAGATGGAAACAATCTCACCGTTGTCTATCTTTCGAATGAACTGCTTATTTGGAACAGCCGACGCATGAATCTCACCACTGTTTTGACTATGAAACAATCTAAACATCGTGATGATTTTACTGCCTTTTCTGATAATGACTTCAGGCTCATCTACCGCACCCATGATTTCTATCAAAAGTGGTGCTTTAAAAATACCACGATTAATGATTTGAATTTTACCTTCATAAAATGCTGAATAGGTATATGGATAAGTGTATGGATAAACTTTGCCTAAGTTAGACTCGTTAACCTCAATAGTATATGTCTGTGTTTTGAGCCATAAAGATAATTTTTGAAACACAATCTGACAACTGAGTGTACCAGCAACAAGTTCTTGTTTGGATACTGATTTTATATCGACAAAACAAAAAGCGGAATCATCCGCTTCGTAATAAAGTTTGAGTTCTTTTTCTCCAAGTTTTAGATAATTCATCAGTTCTGTATAACCTGGATACCCCTTTAAAAACGTAATAGTCGCTTGAATTTCTGTCAATCCTTGTGGAGTCTCTGTTAACCTTAAAGGGTCGTGTTTTTAAGGGCTCTTTAACCTTAACTGGTAAGAAAATGCCAATTCGAGAAAAATCGAATAAGTAGTGGAATCTATGTGTAAATAATGGAAAATTGTTGACCTACTACAACTGGTAAGAAAATGACCTAAAGTGGAAAATAGTGGCATAATCGAGTAATTGGTTGTATATTTATTTATGAAAATCAGAGACTCATTATGCCAACTAAATAAACATAGATATAACTAGCACTTATATCTTTTGTCGATAATGCAATAAATATCAATAGCAGCATAGAAACCATGTCAACCTTTTGAGTAATTTCAGTAAAGAATATAATTAACAATAACATGACCATAACCAGCAAATTGAACTAAAAATAAAATGGAGAATCAACTAAGACTCTCCATCTTTCATATAATTTCTTATAATATTCAATTATTTTTTTATATGAGTTAAGATTCTAATACTAACTGCTTTTCTCTATAGAGTTTTTAAGTTCTAAGATGGCTTTTTTGCTTGCCAGTGAATCGATTAACATCTTTATCACATTCTTCTTAGCTAAATTATCCAAATTCTTTAAATCAATAAAAAGGATATTATTTGCAATGGCAGTCTCTGATATGAACAGACCACTCAAATCATCATCGTACATAATATGTTTAATCCTTGATATTTGTATAGTTTTATTATGAGTTTTGTCAAAGTGTATTGATTCAATAGAAATACTATTTATATCAATTCTATATATTTTGTCTATTGGGGTATTGAATCTTTTAAAGAAATTATTTACCTTATATTTACGTAGTATAATAAGTGGTTTTGGAAGTGTTATTTTAAGAACAATCCCTAAAAGAAAAATTAGTGCTAATTCAATTATTTTACTGTATTCACTCTGAATTACGTTTGCGAATATGATTACCCCACTACCAAAAATAATCAGATATAATGAGACATCTATAAAGAGTTTTCTTTTTTTATACCAATAGATGACTTTCTTAATCTCAATCTCTAGTGATTTTTCTTGAGTGACCTTTGACTTAATATCCACTTTTTCCTCCTAAATGTTCAAATATAATAAGAATAATGTTAAACTCATTCCACTAGTCGCCCCTGCTAAACCTATTGCTAAAGCAGCAATTCCAAGATATAGAGCAATATATCCAATCGATTCTAAACCTTGCACAACTTCATTGCCTATTTTACCCCAATCAACACTCGACAATTTTTCTTTGACATATTCAAATCCTTCAATGGCTACGGTCGCTAATGCTAATGGAATTGGTCTAATACCAAAAGTTGTTGTATTTGTTGTATTACCTATCTGTGTTGAATGGCCGAATGATAAGAATAACCCTGTATCTTTGCTAAATCCACCAGAAATATTAAATGTACTATTGATACCTACAAGATTAAGCAATGATGGTATCTTGATTGAACCAACTCCATCGCTCCATTTAGCATCCCATAGTTTATCAATTTCACCAGTTCTTAATTGATTTTCTATAAAACCAAACCCATAGTCGAATTTAATGTCTACCTTTTCTAGAAAATAGTCAACTACTTTGTTCACTACTTTTTTAGCATAATCTTTAACTTTGCTCCAAAGCTTTTTAAAGTTAAACTTGCCACTTGGATCAAATCCGTGAACTGGATTGTTAGCGCAATATGCAAATAGACTTATACCATCAACGTGTCCCGGTTCTAAATACTGCGTATTATCCATATTAATAAATCTTGATAATATTGGACTGTAATATCTGCTTTGAAGGTAGTACCACTCAGTTTCTACATCATAGTAATATCCCTTGTATCTAAATGGGTTAATATTACCAATGAATGAAGTGCTGGTGTTTTCTGCATTTGACGAATCATAAACTTTATGATTTCCCCATGCATCATATTTATATGTTACCACAATGTTACCATTAATATCAATAATATTTCTAATAACTCCAAGCAAATCTCTTACATAAAAATACTTGCTTTGCTGATGTTCAAATCCAACCAACTGATTTTGCTCATTATAGATGAAATGCATGGTTTGACCATTTTTTTCTTCTGCTATGATATTAGTGCCTTGTAGGTAATACTTTGTTTCAACACCATTGATGTTTTTCTTTGTTCTTAAGCCTTGCTCATTGTAAGTGTAAACAATTGTATCATCACCATCAAGGATTTGTTTTAGTCTTCTTCCTTCCCATTTGAGTTCTTTTGATCCGATTTCTGATGGGTTTCCAACATACTTAGAACCATAGGAAATATCTAAAGGTGTTTCATTTCCACCCTCTACAGTTCCAACATATACTAATTGATCTTCTGCATTCGTTAGAAACTCTAACTGCTTAACCATGTTTATGGTTTTACCAGCATAATATCTCTTGTACGTCATGTTTTGCTTATCATATTCCATCTTGATAGTTTGATTGAGAACTGGATTATATTCTTCAATGAGTCTTCCCATGAAATCATACTTGTATTCATATGTTCCTTCGGGTGTATCCATTTCAGTAATATTACCTAACGCATCATAGTTGTAATAAATGTTTTGGTTTGCTAATGTCTTCATGTGTTCAACTTCAAAGGATGTTTTGGTTGAATCATCAAAAGGTCTCTTATACGAGTATTCTGCAGTTCGTTTTGTGGTACCAATACTTAATTCATCTTTTTCTTTTCTACCTAACATATCATATTCTGATTCATAGGAGATTGTTTGATAAGAATTTCTAATCAATGTTGCTTTTGTGTCATCAAAGATTTGATTACTATGGGCTAACATCTCAAATTGACCATTAAAGTGATAAGATGGTACGCTACTATTAATCAGTGCGCCAACTGAAACCACTGCATTTTCATAACTTAATGATTTGGTTCTAGATACAACCGTATCACCATTTAGGTATATCCATAATGAGGTTTCGTTCCATCTGATGACCAGCTGATTCCATCCATTTGTGAGGATTGTATTGCTTAATGTTTCTAATTGGTCTTGTGTTAAGACAAGTTTATTGGCACTATTTACATATAAACCTAGTGGTGTTTCTGTACCTTTTTGTAATGATAGAATCGTTCTTAATTGTGTGCCTACATCAACCGGTTTAAAGCGGATAGCTAGCATACCTGTATTTTTCATATTGAAATCATAAACTAGTTTTGCTTTTGATGAGATTAAGTCTTTATCGTTTCCATAACTTCCATATACGTGGATTTTTCTTGAATCATCATATTCAAATAGTCTTGTCTTATCAAGTTTATATGTCCCTGCCTGATATCCAAAACTTGATGGATGAACCCCTTTATGCGAAACAAGAGTGCCTTTAAGTGTAACAACATCTAACCCATCATAGGCTTGATGATCGTGATATAGGACACCTGAGCGTTGTTTGCGAACAATGGTTCCATTAAAATGCGGCAATGCGAGACTATATATCTTTGTTATATCTGCATCTGTATAATTGAATGCACCAACTTGCATATGCGCAACTCTAAATTCACTTGTTACTAATGGAAATGCATCAGGATTGTATATCCCTAAAACGAGATTACCAAAATCACTAACTTTCATATCTACTGTATTTCCTGGTAATACCTTAATATTCTGTGTTACTTCAAGGCATTTTGAACCATTGATATAAACTGTTGATTTAATATTGTTTCCTGAGTTTTCAAGTTTTAACGCTAACATTACCCAATTTGTTCCTGTATATGTAAATGTACTTCCATTAATTAAATGATACTGTCCATTTACTCTGAGTTTGATTTGTCCATTAGGTTGTAACGCTAGTTCAATTTGATTTAAATTATTGTGCCCTAAAACAGAGAATATCGGTTGATCATATGTTCTATTTGTTGAAAACTTAAACCAACCAAATAAAGTCTTCTTAGAATCAAATCTTGATTTCCATTCTGCATAACTAAATTTTTGACCAGTACTTCTAGAAATTGATCTTCTTTGGTTAGCTTCTGATATTCGGTATCTTGCTTCTCCGGCACTACTACTCAACACTAGAACAGGTGTTCTAAGTACACTATCATCTTCAATATTGTTTAGACTGCCACCATAACATTTTAGTCCTGTTTGGCCGTTATAGTTGGAATCAATCAATGCATAGTCGTCATCATAAGCTCGATCAAGTCTGTTTATGAATCCGTCAAAGTTGTATTGACTTGTTTCATATGGCATGATGTATTCATAACTTCTAATCACACCGTTGATATCGATAATTGATTTTTGGATAGCATCAATATTGTCAAAGATGTATCTTTCAGATATGCCATCTGTATTTGTTTTACGAATAAGTTTTCCACTTCTATCATATGAATAATAGGTAATTACATCTTGATATTTGATCTCTGAAATTCGGTCTCGTTCATCGTACTTATATGTGTAGCTTGGTGTTGTTTCTCCATTGAAAGATACTGAAATCAGTCTACCTCTTGTATCATATCCAAAAGTATAGTAATCACTTTCTATATGTGAACCATATTTTTGAGTAACAATTTGGTTTTTAGTATTGTAAGTATATTGAACGATTGTAGATGAATTGATATTGATTTTATCAATACGGTTTTTTGCATCATAGAAAAATTCATAATACTTATTTGGATCAATAATAATCTTCTTTAAATTTCGATTTGCATCATATTGATAAGATAATGACTCACTGCCACTTTGAGAATCTTCACGAATTATTTTCATTAATTGATTAAATTCATTGTATTCTTTCTTGTCCCTATGTCCTAGTGGGTCAGTTGTTTGAATATGTCTAAACTCATTATCATATAGATTAATTGATTCACGACCAAACTCATCTGTCGATTTAACCAGTTGATTTTTCGTGTTAAATGTTTTTGAATGTGACACCTTTCCAAGTGATGAATTCAACTCCATGGTTATCGGGTTTCCTTTAGAATCATAAACATGTACGACCTTATTGCCCTTATTATCTTTAACCTCAGTCATATGTCCTTTGTTATCGTATTTGTAACGATAGACTTCACCTTGTTTATTGGATGATTGAACGGTTTGTCCAAGTGCATTACTAATAGTTTCACTTGATGCTTTAGCAGATGATTGATCCATAATGTTACCTAAATCATCGTAAGCATAATATGATTCATAGCTGTTTACATAGAGTTGCAATGCATCAAACAACAGCACATTAAAACCTCGATATTCAACCGACACTTTAATTTGTGTAAAATCGTTTTTTGCAACAAATCCTCGACTGATATTTTGCCAACCAGAATCATTAGGTTGCAATAAAACTGTATGCGTATCTGTAACAATAGATTCATTAATAAATGCTACGACAACTTTAGCCTCTTCATTTGTTAAGACTTTTCCTCTAAACCATCCTGAAAAAACAAGCTCGTCTCCTACCGTACCCTTAACTTCAAATGTTTTAAATAACTTCTTGGTCTTTGTGAAGTCACCAGTAAATCTCATTGTTCTTGTTCCCACAAATATGTGATACGGAAAATCTAAACTAGAATCCACAATTTTATCATAAGAATCAAGGTTTTCTCCAGTCCATTCTGTTGGTATTGCACCGACATTTTCTTCAAAGTATCCGTTTGGAATTAGATTGAAATTGACTGCATGTTCACTTGCTGCAAGTTGGAAATCATCAAGTAATAGATCACCTGATGTGTGTGAAGCGAAAATTTCTAGCTCAATCGTTGAGTTTGTTGCACCTGTTGGGATGATGATTGTGGGTAATACAAATTTTTGCCATTTATTAGTGGTTCCTGTTAATGCAGATGTGGATACAGATGTAGTCACTGTATCACTAACCCATGAGTTTCCTGACCCATCCAAGATACCTGTTTCAGAACCTTGAGCAAGTCTTAAAATTGTGTAAGTGATATTTGCCTTAATAACTGGGTTACCAGAAATGTTAATTCTCTTTTCAAAACCAATGAATGAGTAACTACCTGGATTTACGCTAATGAGTTGTGTAATTCGTGTTTGACCTGAACCAGTTTTTCTTACAAGAAGACACTTATTTCCAAACACACCACCAAACATGGTTTTTACAATATTGTTCGTATCAGAGTTTTTCTTCCACCCTTTTGTCGTAGTCTTATATTCCCCAATTTGATTATCAAAACTAAAATCTACAATAAGGTTGTTTCTGTTTGCTTGAATTTCTGATTTGCTAGTAACTCTTCTAGTAGTTCCATCTAGTCCAACGAGTTCATATTCAGCTTTCATTGATTTACCTTGATCATCAATCTTGTGTTTCACTTGACCATAGTCGTCAAAGTATAAGTATTGCTTGTTTCCTAAGAAGTCTTCAATGACTGTTTTACCTAACTCTCTAGAAAATTGAACTTGATTTAAAATTTCACCTGACGCATGCTTCTTATTCACAACTGAATATACTTTTTCGTCAGCTAGTTGAAACTCTGTTCTATCATCATTTTTAACATCGACTACTGTATAGTAAGGCTCACTCTTAGTAAACGTGGCTTTTTCAAGTTCAATATAGATTCTATCTCCTGACGAAGATCCTGGATCCAAAATCCATTTTTGTAATATGATAGAGGTTACTTCAGTTCGAGTTGAATCGTATGTGAACTTAAACAATCTTTGTTCACTCACAAAATCAATTTCAGATATTTTCCCATAGCTGTTGTAATAAATATTCACTCTTTCACCATCAGAGTTGATCATATATAACAGCCTATCTTGTGCAGCGTTCCAGTAATATGTAATCGTATCCCCGGATGGCATAGTAATCTTTTGAATCTTGTGCAGATTGAGTTCAATTTTTGTATTATCCGGATATCTAATCACAATTGCTGTGCCACTGTTTGTAGCATATGCATAACTTGATAAATCCACATATACATCACTTTCAGTAACAAAAACACCATATCTTTCGGCTTCAAGTTTTGTCATTTTGGTAAAAATTGACTCACTACCATTTGGTTGAATTAATTGTGCAAAATCTGTTTCCATAATGATTGCATACTCAAAACTTGCACTAAATTTAGACCCCAAAAACCAAGTCTTAGATGTTTCAGGAATTGACCTGTTATGTCTAAATGCAGTAAACGAAATAGGTGCATTCTTGGATGATGTTCGTAAACTCACAGTTTGAAAAACGAGTTCACCCGTTAAGTCATTTACATAACCAACTCCTGGAAATCCACATTCAACTGGTGTATGGCTTAATAAAGGTTCTAAGCCTTGTAATTTTGATTCTTCCATAATGAAGTATTCATTGATTCCTGTTACTTCTGTCTTTGAAGGATTAATAATCACACCTGGTGATGATTTTGAGATTGTAATGCCATGGAATGATATATTGTTTTTCTTCCAGTAATTTAAGATGCCTGTTAAATCGAGTTCGACTACTGTGTATGGGAATTGCGACGGATCCTCTGGCATCCAACCAGCAGCTACTTGTGTAACAGGAACTAAGAAGCCTGCCTCAAAAGACGATGCAAGTGATGGTTTGGATGTCCAAACAACACTAGTCGGATTGAAATCCGATATGTTTCGATGAACATAAAACGCCGTTTTCTCAGTTGGATTAGGCATAATTGTTGTATCTTGAGTTACAACCAGTCTAAGTACAGCCCTACCAATTCTCTCTAATTGACTCAAATTGAGTCCGCTAAATTTCATGAGTATGTGTTGATTGCTACCTGTTGCCAGATAGGTTTCATCAATACCCTTAGGTGTTGTGTTACCTTGTATCACATATGTACTTTGAACACTAACACCTTGTTTATTTGTAATTCTTTTTATCATTTTTATTTTCTCCTTATTAATAAATTTTGATTGCTTGTCCGATACCTCTAGTACCAAACAACTTAATTGCTGACCTAATATCGATTAGATCAATTCTTATTTCTAAATTCTTCTCTAAATACTTTTTACATGATGCTATTAATTGCACTTTTTCAAAGTATTCTAAATGCTTTTCATCCATGATAATCAACATGTCAACATCACTAGATAGATTGTTTTGGTTTCTTGATAAAGATCCATATAAGTAGATATTTTGGATTCTAAAATCATGGATCAATCTGTTTTTGTGTTTGATTATCTCAGATATAAATGAATCTTTTGTATATCTAAGTGGAGTATCTTGAATCTTTAAATCGGCATTTCTAATATAAAGTTCATTAGCAACGATAAAGCCATAAAGATAAGTCCAGTCGGTTTCAAGGTTTCTAATTGCATGTCGATATTTTTCGATTTCGCTTTGAAATATTGTGATGATGGCATAACCATTTCGAAGTAACACATAATTGGTAAGCAACATCGCGTATTGAATTTTTTTGATTTTAATTGATTCATAGATAGCTTTATGTATCATCGTTGCACAGATATGACCTGATTCCTCATTGTTTGAGTAATAGGACACAAGTATCTTTTCAACTTTCTTTTCACTGAGTTTTGCTCCAGTTAATAGGAAGTAACTATCTTTAATTAAATCAGGATTGATTCCTGAACTCAGGTTATTCATCAAATACTTAAGACTTTTGATATACGCTAAAATATCTTTTTCTCTACTATCTTTAGCAGTATCTTGATCAAACCAAAGTTTTTTATATATTTCGTGAAACATATCATACTTTAAATATTTGAAGAGAAACTTAATTGATCTGTAGATTGTTTTATCCGTGATAGCTATTCTATTTGTCATAGAGATTTTCCTTTCGTTATGGTGGAAATAAGTTTTTATGCATTTTTCTTTTCCTCCTTGTTGTTGTCATCCGACAACTCTTCAAACTCAACAGGATCAATATCAATTCCAATCTTCTTATTGAATCCTCGTTGTTCTTCTCCTAGAAGTCGAACGGTATAAGTAATAATCTCAACTGTTCGATCCATAAGTGTTTTACTACTAGTTAAAACAAATGTTGCAACCATAGAAATAATCGTAATCTTTACAGACGAATCCATGTCGGTTGCAATAATTGTGAATAACAACAAAACAACTGTAATAATAAAGAGTAGAAAAGCAAATAATAACCCATGTGTAATACTTTTCATGAAAAATTGATTTAAACTTTTAATCTTGTCCTTTTCGAATTCATTGAGTTGATTTGTTTTATGTGTTTCTGTTTCTTCTTTCATCTATACCACCTCCTTTTTTCATTCCTTTGACTGAGTTTTCAAAAGTGACCCTTTATAAATCTTATACGAACTGTAAAACTAGATATTTACTTCTCAAAATAATGAGAATTGCATTCATAATGAAGTGTTCATTTAGATATTATCGGATTCACAACTTATCAATATTGTGATTTATCAAGTTTTGTGTTAAAATAAGTCTCAAAATAAAGAATAAATTGAAAACTACCATCTGGTTTTGACACTTATATTCTAAAATATTGGTTTAAATAAGTAATGGTAGCTTTTTTGCAGTTTTTTTGTAGAAATTTTTCATCTCAAACGGGGGGCAAAAATGGATAGATATAACATAGCTGAGTACATCACTATCGTTAAAAAAGGATTAGTATCTTCTAGTGGACAAGGTCCTGCAGGTATGTTACTACTGGGAGAAATAGGTAGTTTATTATCCCCAAGAATAGATTTTGATGATACAAAAATCAGTAGACTATGCAAACACATTAATGAAGTACCAGTCGAAATAGTAAGAGCTATAAGTGATTCAAGTATTGTATTGAATGTAATTTCTGGTTTTCAAACTTATGTTGCACGGGATTTTAACCCAATAACCATTGACAATGCCTGTCATAGATTAATAACATTGATAAATAATGAGCCCAATTTACATACAGACAACAAGAATTTATTAAACCACTCATATTTAAATGATGACAGAGCAACTTTTCTTGCAAATGCACTTATACATGTCGTAGGGATGACAAACACAAATGATTCAATAGATACAACATACGAAGAAATCCCTTACCTTAGTGAAGCTAACAATCATTGCCCATTATGTGGTAACGATTTAGTTCGTAATATCAGAGGTCGCAGAAATGCTTTCTACGGTATTACAAAGGTTTATGATGAAGAATTTGACGATGAAACAAAAAAAGAACTAGAATCTGTCCATCCAGCACCTAGTTCTATTGATACAAAGGATAATAGAATCGCACTTTGTCTTAGTTGTTATAGCGATTATAGAGCAAACCCAACACACGATACATACCAAAGGTTGATATCAAAAAAACAGTCTTTTGAAAGAAATTCAGAGATTGATGCTGCATTAAGCAGAATAGATGTTGAAAAATCTATCGAGAAAATAATTAATGATTTAGGTAATTTGAGTAGCGATAAAGCGGCTGGGCTGCTTCCACTTGACCCTAAGGAGATTAAAGACAAAATAACTGATGATGTTATACTTAGAGATGACGTTACCCACTGGGTTCTTAAGTACTACAAATTTATAGAACAGCAATTTTCCAATCTCGATTCTTCAGGAAAAACAAGATTCAAGGTTATAGCTAATCAGGTTAGCACAGCCTTTGAAAGTTTGGACGCTCTAGAATTGATGAATCAACAAGAAATCTTCAACAGGTTATCACTGTGGATGGCTGACGATCTTGGGTATTCACTCGATATGATATCAGTCGTTAATATTATGATTGCATTCTTTGTGCAAAATTGCGAGGTATTCCATGAGATTTCCGAGTAAAGTAACCTCATATAATGATAGTATTCTATCCAAATTTCCTTTGATAATAAAGGAACTCATATTAGAGGATTTGACACCTGAACAATTATTTATACGATTAAAAAGTAAGTTAACTGATATCAATGAACTCATAGATATTTTGAGTTGTTTGTATGCATTAGGAGGAATTATACTCATCGATGAGGAGGTAGTACATTTTGTTAAAAAGAATTAGTTGTGATAAGTTTCTTTCTAATGGATCGATTAGAGAACCCATAGTTTTTCACTCTGGTTTAAATACTGTTTTGGGAAGTCCTGATGCAAAAAATTCAATAGGTAAATCCACTTTTTTAATGATTATTGATTTCGTTTTTGGTGGTACTGATTATCTAAGTAAGGATACAAAAGATACTGTTGACAATATTGGTCATCACACTATAAAGTTCGAATTTGAATTTGATAGAGAATCGCTATACTTCTCTCGTTCAACAGACAATCCTTCGTTCATAAATATGTGTGACTCTAATTTCAATGTAGTTAAGATTATTCCTCTTAATGAATACAATAAGGCATTAGCCAATCGATATGGTTTTAGAGATAATGGTATATCGCTACGAGACTTTGTTGGTCGATTCTTTAGAATATATCATCGTGAAACTACCAATGAAAAATTTCCGTTAAGATCAGCAACACAAGAAAACGTCAACGCAGGTATAGTGGCTTTGATCAAAATGTTTAATAAGTACCATCAAATTAGTGAGCAAGAGCATATTAAAAATAAAACCCAAGAGAAAGAATCTGCTTTTAAAAAGGCTAAATCTTTTAACCAAATTAAAGCAGCTCCAAACAATACAGCATTTAAGGAAAATAATAAGGATATTGAAAAGTTAGAAACCGAACTATATCAACTCACTATTGAAACACAACGTGGATTATCTGACCTTGATTCATTTCAAGCTCAAGAATTGGCGGAAATCAAAAAGCAATTAAGCAGTTTGAGACGACAAAGAACTCAGCTTAATTCACAACTAGGTTCCTATGAAGATGATAGTAAATATACGAATAAAAATTTTAAGCATTCCTATGATTCATTGAAAGAGTATTTTCCAAATGCGAATTATGAAGAATTAGATAAAGTAGAGGCATTTCACTTAAAGCTTGCCAATATTCTAAAGAAAGAATTTAAGCAAAGTGAAGATGAAATCAATCTACTTCTATCCATTGTTAAAGAAAAAATATCTTCATTAGAGTCAAAAGCCAATCATTTAAAAACTGCTCCAACTATTTCAAAAGCAATTTTATTGAAATATGCTGATATTACAAAAAAAATTGAAGTGCTTAAAGAAGCAAACAAAAACTTCTCTGAGCACGCCAAATTAAAGGATAATTTGAAATCAGAAAAAGATAAGTATGACGAGTTACTCAAATCAACTATGATTTCAATTGAAAATACACTTAATTCACTAATGAAAAACTACACTGATAGACTATATAATGGCGAGAAAACTGCTCCTACTATTGAGATTGCTGATTCTAGTCACTACCACTTCTTTACTCCAAATGATACTGGTACTGGATCTTTGTGTAGAGGTTTGGTTATATTCGATTTAGTTATGTTGAATAATACGAAGCTTCCAGCTGTTGTACATGATACTATTATCCTTAAACACATTGAAGATGAGACTTTAGAGAAACTTATTGAACTTTATAGTACTAGCTCAAAACAGATATTTATTGCTTTTGATAGAGATACAACGTACTCTAAGAAAATGCAATCTATATTAAATGATTCTAAGGTGCTGAAATTATCACCTGGGGGTAATGAATTATTCGGTAGAGCATGGAATGATGTAAAAAAAGAGGATTAATCCGGGGTTTTATAACAATGTTTATTTTATGAAAAAATGTATTTAAAAAATGTGATTATCGTATAAAAACAGACACATGCATATCTTAATTTAAAACTGAGCAATCCATCGTCATTTACAACTCGATCATCCAAAATAATCTTTGCTTATTTTGTATAACCAAGACTAGTTATATTCAAAAAAACAAACCACGACATATCATTATCGATATATTGTGGTTTAATAATTTTATTTGAGCATAACAACGCGATAGACTCTAAGTGGCGGTGATATTCAATTAGGTATTTCATCAGGTGTTTGCTTTCTAGAGAAACTCGTCAAATGCATCATCACCATCAATAACATTCTTACCCATGATTGTATTCAGTGTTTTGTTGACTATCCCATATGAATTAATGAGTTTAGAAAAATATTTAGCAGCTTCTTTCTGTCTTTGAGCACCTTTACTTGAGACTTGAACTGCACCATGCTTTCTGATTTGTTCTTGAAGTATTCCAAGTTCTACTTTCATGAATGCTGCTTGTTCGATAAGGTTATCGAGGAGTTGTGTTTTAGTTTCATCAACCGATGAAAAAAGCGACCGAAGTCGCTCGATTTCAATATTAAGGCTCTATAATTATGTTAGGGGTGTCTACTTTTATATTACCAGTTCAAAAACCACGATTTTCAAAAAAATAGCCTTGCATTTTTTAATTGCCACCCTGTACGGTACCCATCGCAAATAAACAATTCATATTAGGGGGGGGCATTATTTTAAAGCCCTGATTCTGAGTTTGATTGATTCAGTCATAGTTAATTTTAATCTCAAATCTTCTTCATCATTAAAATCAGAGATTCTTTCAATCAAATACTCCAACGATTTTATATAAGTGTTTTTATTTCCAATCAATTTCAATGCTTCTATATCTGCAAAATTTTCATTAGCATTTAACTTTTTCTCTAGTACTTCTTTTTCTTTTTCTTCAAATGTTTGATACGGAAATACATTTTTATTCAGTTCACTTATAATATGCCCTAACTCATGAGCAAGATAACATCTGTATATTTGTTGATTAAAGTTTGTATAACACTCATAATCAAACATTATAATAAACTCTCCGTTTGGCATTTTTGTTTCAGCTATAAAAGGTACTATTGCCTTATCCTCAGTGTCTTTTCTAAGTGCTAAAACAATAGACACTCCACTATATTCTATAGAACCAATCTCAAGAATATCAAACTGGGAAGTAGGCGATTCTTTTATTTCAATCTTTCGTTTAAATTCGTTGTTAAACTTTACTTTGTATTGTCCAATATTAAAATCCATTTTTTTGTTTAGTGGTTTCAATAGAATCAACACCTTTCAACGGTTATTATAACATGAATGGATATTTAACTCCTCAGCAAATTACCCTCTTTATCAAATCTAACTTTTTTACTGAAACGTTCATGCTCTTGGTTATGACAATCCCTGCAAAGCAACTCCAAGTTATCTTGATTCAGGCTAATAGATGAGTCATTAACATTCTCAATGGTTAATCTTTCTTTGTGATGAACTTCGATTCCAATCTGTCCACATCGTTCACAAAGACTATTGACTGAGACTATCTTGAGTTCACGAGCTGAAAGCCATGCAGGTGATTTGTAGAAATTATGTAGAACCTTTGGTTTTTTCATAGGCTTGTTTCAGTTCAGCTGCTTTAGTTTCTACATGTTCCCATCGAACTGGTAAATCTTCACGACCCATATGTCCATAAGCAGCTAACTCCTTGAACTTCACTTTATCGAATTCTAGTTCTTTTCTTATGTTAGCTGGTTTGAAATCAAAGTGTTGTTTAACAAGTTCAAGAAGTTGTTCATCAGATAACCTCCCAGTACCAAAGGTATCAATCGATACTGCAACTGGATTTGCTACTCCAATTGAGTAGGACACACAGACTTCGCACGTGTCGGCCAATTCTGCCTCCACAAGGGCTTTTGCTACGAATCTGGCATAATAACTCGCACTGCGATCAACCTTGCTTATGTCCTTACCTGAGAAAGCTCCACCACCATGTTTTGCGTATCCGCCATAAGTGTCTACGATTATCTTTCTACCAGTTAATCCAGAATCACCATAAGGACCACCAATGACGAATGCTCCGGTTGGATTGATGAGAACATTGATATTAGTTAGATCCTTACCAATCAATGGTTTGAGTACTTCTTCAATGATGATTTCTTTTGCGAGTGATAGGCTTGCTCCTGGTCTTGTTTGAGCTGAAACGATTATCGTATCATATGCGAATGGTTGTCCGTCAACATATCTTACCGACACTTGACACTTACCATCTGGACCAAAGATGTGGTTGTACTTAGCTTTCCTAAGTGCATCTACTTCTTTAGCAATCTCATGTGCAACTATAATTGGTAGTGGCATGAGCTCAGGAGTTTCATTACATGCAAAGCCATACATCATGCCTTGATCACCTGCACCTTGCTGATGATCTAGAGTTTCATTGACGCCTTGTGCAATATCTGGAGATTGCTTAGATATCTTTTCTAGGACACAAAACTCATCTTTATATCCAATGTCCTTGAGTACTTGTTTTGCAATATCTGAGTATTGAACGTTTGCAATAGTTGTTACCTCACCAAAGATTACGACTAAATCATCCTTTATAGCTGTTTCCACCGCTACTCTTGCTGATTGGTCTTGTTCTAGAATCGCATCCAGTATTGCATCACTGATTTGGTCACAAATTTTATCCGGATGTCCACTAAAGACCGATTCACTTGTTATGATTTTCATGTTGTCCTCTTTTCTAGCAAGAAAAAGGAAGCCTTGAGCTTCCCTGGTTTGCGTTGATTTGAATGTGTTATTTTATTGCTGCTTTTGGTAAGTATGCAGTGTACCTTGCATAATGATATCCTTCACTTTCGACCAGGATACCAAAGTCATGTGAATTAGATGTCACGAAGATACAGTGAAATACCTCATCTTGGTCACAATACATATGCTCAAGATTCTCTTTTATGAAATCGTAGTCGTTCAGTGGATCCTTGATAAAACATTCGAATAAGTCTTTATCGATGACTACTAGTTTTTCGATAACAAACTCATCATGAGGAATGAGTTCTGTTGATGTTGCTTTGCGTATAAAATTAGTTTTCATATTGTTGTCCTTCTAGTCGATTTTCCAAGCGGTATAGACACTTCGGTAAGTGCAATCCCAAGTATCAAGAATAACGCCATCTTTACATACTGTAACATGGCCGGTCATCTTCAAAACATATGTCCCGCGCGTATAGAGACCGGTAAAAGTGGAACCCTTGATTCGAGGTTCTCCCTTGATTGCTTTAAATATCAACCTTGGTTTTCCTTCGAAGTATTTGTATAAGAATTCTGTGTCTTTATAGCTTGTGAACTTCCACTCTCGTTTGAGTTGATTGAGTTCTCGTCTGCATTCCATGTAGTCTTTATTCATGGCGGTACTGATTGCTCTTACCACACAATCTGTTGTTTTGATTCCTTTTGGATGTGCATTGTATTCTTGAAACATTACTTTGACCAACCTTTATTGAACCACTTCACCAGTTCTCTGGATGATTCTGTTTGAAACACTGGTTTTTCAAACCCATCAAGTCTTTCAAAGACTGTATACTTGGAATCGTTCCATACGCAATCGATTTGAACAACGAATAAATTATTGTTGTTTTCAATATCTGCGATTCTGAAATCATCGTAGAGTGGACCATTGAGTGGGCAGTTGTTCTTGAACCATACATAACTTGTCTCAAGGTCTACCTTTCCACCAGATTTAGTTTGCTTGATGATGTTACCCATCTTCTTTGTTTTGTTTGCTAGGCTTGTATCTCTACAAAACCAATCGAACCAACCTGCATTGATTTGGGTTGTTGTATCAGGTTTATCGAACTCACCCGACTTAAATCTTTGAATCCATTCTGACAACTTGATTTGTTTATCCATAATGTGACCTACTTTCTACCTTTTGGTATGTATATATATCACTCTAAAGACCTTTTATATCAAGTCAATTCGACACTAAATGCTTACTATAGTGATAAATTTTGAAATTCATCAATTGTATTGAGTGATAGCTTCTTACCCTTTCGGTTCAGATAGCAATTGTCACTTGATCCTTTGTGTCTTATATAGCGTTTAACAATCACATCGACGAATCTTTCATCGAGTTCCATCAAATAAGACTTTCTTTGAAGCTGATCAGATGCGATCATAGTTGATCCAGAACCACCGAATAAATCGAGTACGTATTCATTAACCCTTGAGGAGTTTGCAATCGCTCGACCACAGAGTTCAAGAGGTTTCATTGTTGGATGGTCATCATTACGTTTTGGCTTGTTATATTCCCAGATGGTATCTTGTGTGCGGTCATCAATAAAGTAATGCGCTGCACCTTCCTTCCATCCATAAAGGATAGGTTCATGTCGCCAGTGATAATCTTGTCTACCAAGTACGAGTGCATTTTTAACCCAGACTAAGCACTCCGCCAACTTGAACCCGGCATTTTTGAATGCATTCCTAAAGTTTATACCTTCAGTATCTGCATGGCACACATAGATTGCTCCACCAGGTTTTGTTGCTTCAAACATATTTGTAAATGCATGATATAAAAAAAGATAGAAGCTGTTATCTTCCATCTTGTCATTCTTAATCTTCCCAGCTGTGCCTTCATAGTCCACATTGTATGGTGGATCGGTGAAGATCATATCAATCTTTTGTCCATCCAGGAGTCTTTGAACATCTTGTTTCTTTGTTGAATCGCCACACATGACTCGGTGATTACCCAATAAATAGATATCTCCTAATTCAGAATAGGGTGTTTCACTAATTTCATCAGAAGGATCAAAGTCATCATCACTAGCATTATCTGGAATATCTGATTCTAACTCTTCAAACCCGAACTGAAGCATATCAATATCAATATTCGAGAGTTCTGCTTCTAGTTTACTGAAATCCCAGGTAGCAAGTTCAGCTGTCTTGTTATCTGCCAAACGAAAGGCCTTAATTTGCCCTTCTGTGAGGTCATCAGCAACAGTGCAAGGAACACTCGCTAATCCTAGTTTGAGGCTTGCTTTGAGCCTTGTGTGGCCAGCAATGATAACTAGATCCTTAGTGATCACTATCGGAACCTTGAATCCGAACTCTTTGATACTGTTAGCTACAGCATCAACTGCAGCATCATTATTTCTTGGGTTGTTTTCGTATATTAACAACTCCGAGGGTTTCTTCATCACTATGTTCATTAATCCAAGTTTCCTCGCCTTTTTCTATGCGTTTCAGCATGATGTCAATTTCTTCTTTACGTTCGTTGTATTCACGTCCGAACTTGATTATTAATAAGTATTTGAGTGAATTAAAATCGGGCAGTGCTTTCTTCTTGGTTTTAACAAGTCGCTTCTTTGTACCCGATGATGTTTCTTCAATGATGGTTTGCACTTCTTCATACTCCATACCGACAGCTCGTTGGAACAATGCATCCATGAGCTTATACTTAAGTTCATCATCCCCATTGATAAACGCTTGATTTAATCTGGGATGAGATCGCTTCAATTTAATGAGTGTGTTCTCACTTAGGTTCATGGCTTTAGCGATATCCTTTTGGATAATCCGCCTAGCAACCATGTCTTGAATACTCTTTATTCGTTCATCAAGTACTCCATCAGCCTCCCATTGCTGATATGTATCCAGTACCTTTGGCACATCGATTCCAACCTTTCAGGGTTCAGTAAATTTATCAAAAACTGAAGTTATCCAAGGGTTGAATACTACATATTTTTCTGCAAAAGAAAAGAAACCCTCAAATTTGAGAGTCTCTCACTTCTAGGCTTCATCTAAAGCCAGTATTCCACGCTAATTGTAGTATATGAAATATGTCAATTTTTGTCTACATGCCAGTGGCACAATATGATTGTTTAAATAATGCAATACTTATGAATTAAGTTTATAGGATTGTCTAATCAAAGTCATAAGGTAGTCAAGAATCTCATCTTCTGATACTAGTACTTGATAATCTCCGTTTCCCCAGTGACCAATTGCCGATACATCAGTAGCGACTCCTGTGGGATCCTTCAAATCGCCTTGTTTAATATTAATTGTTACTATAAGTTTCTTTTTTTGAACTTCGATGTCACAAATGTGTTTACGTCCTATAAATGCTATATATAGTTTTCTAGGTACAATCGTGACATGACCAAGTTCTAAAATACGTAATTTCAAGTTTTCGTATAATTCTTTTGTTCTTTCTGTACCATTTTCCAATACAGTGTCTTCTGTGTAAACAATAATTTCTTTCTTTACCTTAGTAATTTCAGAATTTTGCTCATCCCCAAACGAGATCATTTCATGTTTAGTAGATCTGATTTTTTCTATCTCTTCAACTAGAAACACACCATTTGCATACTGTTTAATCACATATAATACAAAAGGCATATTAGAAAAATCAGTTGCATTCTTTTGATAATCCGTAAACTGAGTTGAAACGAAATATATTCTTGTTTGGGTCCAATCAAAATCCTTAATACTCTTGGATTGTCCAAAACATTCATTATATAAAAGAACAAAATCAGCTTTATGATTTAACAAGGTAGATAAATATGCATATCCTTGGTCAACTAAACTTTCATTTCTACCACGCTTATATTCGAGTATTACAAATGAATTCGTTTCTTCATTAAATGCTACAGTATCAAATCTATAGCGTTCAATAGAAAACTCTGTCGTAAGAAATTTAAGACTAAATAGAGAGTTAAGGTTATGTTCCACTAGGCTTTGCATTTCTTTCTCAAGTTTGAAATCAACTTCCTTTATTTTATCTAAGCTACCATTCTTATTTATAAATATCATTTGTGCCCTCCTATTTATCTAATCAAATGCCAAAAATCCACGAAAAAGGTGCTATAACAATATAATTATAACACCTTTGTAAACCAAATTATTCAGTTTTTTGCAATATCACTTGAAGCATAGTTGACAACTACTTTAGCTATACTTGTTATTATCTTGCCTTATAGTTGGCATTACTGTTCACAAGTATTATCAGTAATGCAATCCTAGCTAACTCTTCTTTTCTTAATTTCGATTCGAAATACTTTGTATATTAACAGCATAAGTGATGGGATAGCATTGAATAATGTGATGGGAATTGAGAATAATAAGTTTAAAGCAACAGTAGTTATAGCAAACATTCCAATTAGAATATAGTGGAACCACATCAAATTATTCATAGCGTATAAATATAGTGTTTGAAGAGCTTGTTCTTTCATTTCAACATTAGAAATTAAATCACCAGTCGTTAACTTGTATGTTTCCAAAGTTCTCATCTGTCTTTTCGATAAATACACTGGTAAGTTATTCGGTTTTATCCAATTGAAAAAAGTAGCTATTCCTCTAATCGCAATAGGAAGAACCATGACAACATACGCAACAAATATAAAATTATCGAAGAACAACTGTTCTTCAGGATCAGATCCAATCAAAAATGATCGTATCCACTCGAGGAAAGGTACAGAAAGTATCGCTAGTGAAAAAGAATATTCTGAAAGAAACTTTTCCCTATTCAATCTTGATTCTAGCGCTTTCACTATTGGCTTTTTTTTCATTGTTTTTTCTTTGGTCTAAACATTAACACAAAGCTTTTTACTATACTATTAGTATTTTTGGGGGTAGCCCGAATCACTTTTGTCACAGTCTCGTCTGTTAGCAAACATTCAACAATATTGTCAGTAAACTCATCAACTTTTGCCTTTGCTATAGTTTCCTTCTGGGTTAAGTTGATATTATTCCTGTTAAATATTGCTGATAACTCTTTCACCAATTTTGTTTCAAGCTCTTCTACATTAGAATTACCACCATAAGACTGCATCAATTCTTCTACAGATTTTTCTGGTTCGCTTTTTCCAAATAGTCCCATAAACTTATCTCCTTATTTTATTATACAAACAATACGATTTCTTCATCAAGAATAGATTTTCTATCTTTCCAATCAGGCATCAATACGCTCAATGTCTCATAGAATTTAGAATCATGGTCTTTATGAATGAAGTGAACTAATTCATGTAACATAACATAGTCAATACAATATTTTGGTGCTTTTATTAACTCCAAATTAAGAAGAACAGCCTTTTTAGATCTCAGACAAGATCCCCATCTCTTTTTCATTAGTTTGAAGTCGATTTTTGGTTCGAAACCAACAACATCAGTGACCAATGGATATATTCGATTTAACGACTGCTTAAATTCTTCTGCAGCATTCTTTCTATACCATTCATCTATCAGTCTTGCTTTCGTTGCTGATTTCCTTTTTTCTCTGACATAGAGTACGATGAAACCATCATTCTGAATTACTCGTTCGGTTGATGTCGTAAACTCGACCAACAATCGATATTGTTTTCCTAAGAATTTATATGATTCTCCACTTAAATACTCGTGTTTAATAGTATTTTCTGTTTTAGTTTGTTGATATTTACCTATTCGGTTCATTAGCCATAATGATTTTTTCGATACATAATCATGAATGACCTCCATTGGAACATCAGGATTTGCAGAGATTGTAATTGAGAGATCAGGACGAATGGTTAAGTTAATATTCTTGACCTTTTTTCTTACTAATTCAAATTCAATGTTCTTATTTTTCGATATAGTTACAGTATGCTTTTCCATTACATTCACCTAGTAACGTCGTAAGGCAACAGTCTTTATATCATTGATAATCTGATCAATTTTGGCAAATGTAAGTAGCGGTAATGTCAACTTTTTGAGTTCATATAAGTATTCATCAATTTCTGCTGATATTCTCTTATGAACATCTGGATTGTCATGCCAGTCAACCTTACTGTTTCGATCAATAATCTCGTTCATTTGAATTGACATATCTGCAAGTAAATCATTGTAGTCTTCATCCCGTTCCATATCTTTTGCAAAATCTTCAGTTGATAGAATATCTTTGATAACTCCAAAGAAGGCTTGAGCATGGGTATTATGTTTGATCTTCTTCGGATAAGTAGTTCCGCTATATCCTCTTCTAAAATCGTTTTTAATGGTTTCCATGTGCTGTAAGTATTCTGCATCAGAAATACGTTTTTGCTTGTATTCATCAATAATTTCTTGGATTCGCTCAGAGAATTTTTTGTAGAAGGAAGGGTTCTCGTCATACTTTTCGTGGATTCGTTGTGTCATTCTCGTGCGAATGGCATCAGCTTTTGCACGTGATGACCCTAGTTTGGTCATTTCTTCTTCGAAATCTTTTTCATTTAGTATATCAACCGGTGCAGAAATACGGATAACTTCTTCAGCAGCGATGTAAGTATCCATCAAGTTCCGCATTTTTACTTCGTATTCTTTATGGTCAATAGAATCAGAATAGCGTAGTTTTACTGTCGCACGCAACTCTTGATAATATTTGAGATCCTTCTTATATTGGCTGATTTCTACTTCACCTAAAGCATTGTATAGGTGCACTGATTCGAATGCAATAACTAGATACTTACCGAATAATGAGAGCTGATTGTAAAAATCTTCTCTAATATGATCATCAGATAATAACAGCTCATATTCTTCACGATCCTTTTTGTTTTTCACTTCTTTGAATATGGATACTAAGTGGCTATAAGCTTCTCTTAATTTACCTGATATCGAAACAACATCAACTAAGGCTCCTTCGATATCCTTACCATCATATTTCTCTAGTCCAGCTCCGGAGTACATTTGAAGAGCTTCATCTAATGGTTGAAGGAGTCCGCGATAATCTACAATCAAACCAAAATCCTTACCTTCATAGATGCGATTTACTCTCGCAATTGCTTGTAATAATGTGTGTTCCTTTATTGGCTTATCAACATATAAAACGGATGCTCTCGGAGCATCAAAACCGGTAAGTAATTTATCAACAACAATTAATATCTCAACTTCGTCACCGTCAACAAACTCACTCTTGATATGTTCTTCATATTTTGCAGGATCACCATATGAATCCATTTGTTTTTTCCAATACTTAATGACGCGGTCATTGGGTTCCCCATCAACTTCGTCACTACCCTCACGCATATCCGGAGCTGAAATTACAACAGAAGTTTTAATATCACCATATTCATCAAATGCTTCTTTGTAGCGAATCGCATCGAATTTTGAGTTTGTTGCTAGCATAGCATTGAATTGTGTGCCTTTATAGAATTGTGAAAAGTGTGAATAGATATCATCAGCAATCAATCGAATACGTTGTTCTGAAGAAGCTATCTTTTCAAAATGACTCCACTTCTGTTTAAGCATCTCTGCTTGCTTCTTATTTAGATTTCGAGTGATCATTTCTAGACGATTGTCAATTGCAGTACGATTTACAGTTTGTTCTACCATTCGGCCTTCATATAATAATGGAACAATAGTTTTATCATCCACTCCATCTTTAATCGTGTATTTGTGTATTAAACGACCAAACTTGGACATAGTATTCTTTTCATCCTTCATAAGTGGAGTACCAGTAAATCCTAAATAACAAGCATTTGGGAACACTTGTTTCATCTTAGTATGAAGTTCTCCATATTGAGTACGATGTGATTCATCTACAAGAACAAATACATTCTTGTTCTTCACTATTGTATGATTTTTTGAAGCAGTATCAAATTTATGCACCAATGACGTTATTACATCTACACTCTTTTTATGGATCAATTCAACAAGATGCTTGCCACTATTTGCTCTAGCTGCTTTTACACGTGAATGGTTAAACGTCTTATGAATTTGAGAGTCTAGTTCAATACGGTCAGTAACAACCACTATTTGAGGATGTAATGAAGCGAGCTCAGATAAGAGATATTTTGCTAACATCACCATAGTTAGCGACTTACCAGACCCTTGTGTATGCCAAATTACCCCAGATTGACGATTCCCTTCTCTGTCTGTTTCATTAATGGTTTTAACTATCTCTTTAATTGCAAAGTACTGCTGATATCTAGCAATTTTCTTATCATTCTTATCAAAAACTGTAAAAAACCGTATCATGTCTAAAACACGTTCAGGATGAAAGAGAGATACTATATTTTGATCTTGATTGGTTGGAATTCTATCTGGAATAGCTCTTTCAACTTCTGATTTATACCAATCATTTTCTTCAGAATCAGCTTCTTCTTTCCAGGTTTGCCAAAATTTCGCTGGAGTTCCAGTTGTTGCATATTGAGTCTCATTCTTGTTTGCAGACATAACAATTTGCACAAACTTAAAGAGCTGTGGTATGTAGTTTTGTCCCTGATTACGAATCATCTGACTGATACCTTGAGATATTGTTAAAGATGCCTTTTTAAACTCTATTACAGCAAATGGAATGCCATTAATAAACAAAACAACATCAGGTCGGACATTTCCTTGCCCATCCTCACGTTCAACACTAAATTCTTCTACAACGTGAAAAATATTGTTTTCTGGATGGCTCCAGTCTATGAAATTTAAGTTAAATGAGCGTGAACCATCTTCAAGAGACACAACTTCAGGATAGCTTCTACCCAATAGCAATGTATTATATATCTTTTCATTGGTTTTCAGTAATCCGTCAGATAATGCTTCATCAATATCAAGGATTGCTTGTTCTATATTTTTGTCAGAAAAATGATTTCTTTTCCCTCGATACTCAAATTCGTTAATCTTTTTGAGTTGAGCTTTCAAGATATCTCGAAGTAGAACAGCATATTTGCTACCTCTATTTCGTTCAGCTTCTTCAATTGGAAGCAAAACATACCCGAGTTTTTCAAGTACTTCTAGAGCTGGTTTCTGGGATATATTTAACTCGTTATATTCATTGTCATTCATTTATTTTCCTCCATTAAGATACAGCGACTCGAAGTCTTCCGGTGAGAAGCTGTGCTAAAAGTCCTTGTTTTTGGATGAATAGTTGTTCTCGATATGATAAAAGTAGTTCCCTTTTTTTCTGAAAAACTTCACAAGCATCTGAAATCATAATTTGTTCTTCATTATTTGGTATGCGCAATGTAAATTGAGCTAATGCATTAAATTTTAATGATAATCTAGTGCCACCTTGAGAGGCCTTTCCAATTTCCCTTGTAAATATATGACTGTTCATATATATATTAAGAAATCTTGGTTCAATATTAATTGCTTTAAATACTGAATACGCTGGACTCACTATGCCTATTTCATGTTCTTCAAGTCTGTTAAACTTAAAGGCACCGTCATCACTCATTGCCCTAAATGTAAATTGCCCTTTTTTTATGATTTTATATCCAGTGTTATCTTTACTAGATACACTTTTCTGAAAGTATTCCTCTTGAAGAAATATACCTTTACGTGATGACGTCAAGACTGGATGCTGATTGTGCTCAACTGTTTTTTCAGATACTTCTTTCACAATCTCACCAAATTTCACATCAGACCAATCCTTTTTAAATAACGAAAACCTATTTTTTTGTGTTAACAATCTATTCGCTAATGCTATGTATTCTTCTTCTGCATATCTTATCAATTGATCCACTGTTGTTAACGCTTCATCCCAAGTAGATAATATTTCAACAATCTTTGTCTGCTCAAATAATGAAGGTATTTTCGTTGTTTTTTCTTGGATATAACTCCAATCTGCTCTTGGCATTTTGGATCCTGTTGAATTGTTTGCAAGATCGATAAATTGATTGCTTTGTACGATGAAATATAAATAATCATTCATTAAAACATTACATTTTGAATTCATCACCCATATTTCTGATGAACATACTCCATCAAAATTTGGTTGAGCAAATTTTCGCAAGTAAGGTCTAAGTTTTCCAAACAAAACCTGACCACTTTCAAATACGTTTTTTGTGCTTTTTTGCTCGCTTACCTCAATCCATCCTAAAATTTCACCGGATCCTTGAGATATATGCTCTAATTCAATACATTTTATTCCCGAATGCTTTTCTGGGTTAATCCTACTGGACTTAATTGTAACAATATCGCCATATTGATATTCTTTCCATTGATCCATATCTTATATCCCCAACTCATCTAGATACTTCTTCATTCTTGATTCAATTTCAACTAATTCATCTTTCAGAGTTTGTATATTTTCTTTAACTTCATCTAAATCAATCATCTCTTCTTCTTCAAAAGTATTCACATATCTTGGTATATTCAGATTAAATTCATTTTCTTTGATCTCTTTTAATGAGGCAAGATATGTGAATTTTTCTGATACATTATAATTTGAGTAAGCTTCTGTTATACGAACAAGATCCTTTTCTGTTAGCTTATTTTGGTTCTTGTCTTTTTCATACATACCCTCTTGAGATGCATCAATAAAGAGAATTTCATTGTGATTTCTATTTTGTTTAAAAATCAAAATAACAGCTGGAATTCCTACACCATAAAATAAATTTGCTGGCAAACCAATAACCGCATCAAGCAAATTCATTTCTATTATTTTTTGTCTTACTTTCCCTTCACTGCCTCCTCTAAATAAGACTCCATGTGGGAGAACAACACCCATTCTTCCACCTTCGGAAAGAGAATTTAGCATGTGCAAGATAAATGCATAGTCACCTTTTGAAGTAGGGGGTACACCCCATGAAAATCTCTTATATGGATCAAGACCTTCTTCCATTTTAAAGTCTCCATTTGATTCACCAGCAAATCCCATAGCCCATTTATCAAGTGAAAAAGGCGGATTAGCAACTATAACTTGAAACTTCATAAGTTTGTCATTTTCTAAATGCAACGGATTGGCTAGCGTATCCCCCCATGCTATTTTAGCATCATCGATTTGGTGAAGAAACATATTCATTCGAGCAAGTGAATGAGTTTGTCCATTCCTTTCTTGTCCATAAATCTGAGCTTTTTTTGAAGGAACCTTATTGAACGCACGAATAAGTAGCGATCCTGACCCACAAGTTGGATCATATATACGATCATTATCTTTAGGTTGGACTAACCTCGCTAATAGTTCTGAAACCATTGAAGGGGTGAAGAATTCTCCTCCTTTTTTACCAGCATCTGAGGCAAAGTTTGAGATTAAGTACTCATAAGAATTTCCAATTATATCTTCACCAATCAATCTCGATGGTCTTAAATCAATTCGATAAAAATCTTCTAGTAACGTCTTTAACATTGCATTACGTTCTTTGGTTTGTCCTAACACAATTTCTGAATTAAAGTCAATGTTTCTGAATACACCTCGTAGTTTAGCTTTATTCTCTTCTTCAATATCTGCCAAAGCCTTATTTATAATTTCGCCTATATTTGTTGCAGTTCTTTTGTCATAAATATAGTCAAAGGATGCGTGTTCATTTAGAACAAAACGCTCATATCGCATTTGTCTTTCGACCATCTGAAGATCACCCTTATATTTGATAACCAATGCTTCTTTATGCTCTTTGTAAATATCACTTAGGTATTTAACGAATAGCATTACTAGAATATAATCCTTGTATAGTGAGGAATCAATCTTTCCTCTGAATGTGTCACACGCTCTCCATAATGACTGATTTACTTCGTCTTGGGTCCATTTCTTTTCGTTCATCATTTTTCTTCCTCCATTGTTAAAGCCTCAGTTAGGGCTTCATAGTATTTTTCTTTTGCAGATATTAGCTTATACAGCAAATGTCTTTCTTGAACAACTAGCTTCCCAATCTCAGCAACTTTATATTGCTTTTCAGCTGTTGGAATTGGAACTTCTATATTTCGCAACGTTCCAGTCTTAAGCATTGGAACTGTTATCCCAGTTGCACCAAGGGAAATTAGCTTTTTCACTCGTGTACTATTTAAATAAAGTGATAGATAGTATGGATTCACAATTTTCGTGTTACATCTTACTATTGCAAATTGCGATGGAACAACACATCCCGATAAATCTTTATCAATTCCTACTGCAGTATACGGTGGTGTTAATTTGATAACAACATCATTTTCTAGACACAAATATCGATCACTCAAATGTTCACTACCCTCAAAGGTGTCAAGGTAGTTTTGATCAATCCATCCTTCCGAATTGAATGACTTCATAGTCAATGATCGATAATGATATATTTTGCCTTGATCGATTTCCGCTTCTTTTCGTTTCAATACTAATCCAACCATTACTTCTGATAGTTCACCGATTGGAATCTTAAGCACACTCACACCTTCTTTCTTGTTATTTCGCTATTGATACATTCTACATTTTTATTTTATCACCAACTACACACCGTTGTCAATGCTTTTTGTATCAATTTCAAAATAACACGTTTTATCATTTAAGAACCACTTATGGATTATTCTCGTTTTAGTAGAATTGCATTCATGTTTGCTCATATTTTGAAGTATACAGTTTTGGATGTATTGAACCATAAATTTTTGTTCTAACTGTGTAATTAGAGTTAAGAAATCTTCATATCCTTTAATTACAACATAGTTTGTAATCTTAGCTTTTTCTATTTGATCTATTTTATCAATCCAATACAACAATTCACTATCTCCAGAAGAACGTGATCCAGATGATCCAATCCGATCATAAGATACACCTTTATACCCAATTAGCTTCATGTTATAGAATTCTAGTTTTTCCTGGAGTTCTTTTTCTTTTCTCATCGCTCTTCTCACATCATCTATCCACTTGTAAAAGGGTTCGTTTAATCCACGATTCGAATGACTCATTGGCTGTTTTCCTCCTGTGTTCAAATTGCTTTAAATTTGTTTGAACTGATTCTCTCATGAATGCGAATTTATCTTCAATGGGTGGATTAGGGTTCTTAGAATACTTAACCACATAATCAACTGCTGATAAGACATCTTCAAAACCATACCCATGGATTAAATCTTCAAACAAGATATTAAATTTGATGATGTCAAGAGATGACTCATCGATGTATTTGTTTTTGATTAAAGAATTGGTAATAAAATGTAATTTAGGGAGGCCGTATGGCCCTTTATCTTCTTTATCCTCTTTATCAATTTTTCTTTCTTTTTTCTTTTCTTTTTCTTTTTGTGTACTTTTGTCGACATTAATTCGGTTATTGTCTGCATTAACTTGATTATTGCTACCAATAACGCCATTTGTGTTATCAATATCTCCATTATTGTCTACATTAATGTTTTTTGATGTTTTGTTAAAAATGCTTAGTTCCAACATCGTTTTTTCATCTAGTAACCAGTATTTATCCTGACCGGTATTCTTTCTTCTTCTGGTAGATAAAATGAACTGTTTTTGAATCGATTTTGATGTGATCACATCTTCTTTGAGTAGATCGTAATTAAATAATCCCACTTTCCCACAATAGACAATTACTTCTTCAATGTCGATTGGGTTTGGTGTCCAGTTCGCACCGATGCTTTTCATGAGCGTTCTTGCGAGTGAAGCAATTGATTTTTCCAAATAGTATCCATTGGCGTATATCATCGAGAGCAACCTTATGTAGATGATTTCACCTAAATAACCAAAAGCGAGATTGAGATCCTGTATCTTTTCATCTTCAAAAATATTCACATCGAGAGGAAAGTATTGTAAGCCTTGTTTGAATGGTCGTGCCATGAGTTATTCCCTTCCCTAGGTATAGTTAAAAACCGCCCAATAAGGGCTTTTACTAAATGACACTTGAAAGCCACTTCACGCATACTTGATACACTATTCACAGTATGTTGACACATAGTTCACATTACTGTTCACAAGCATTATCGGTAAGTGTGAAGCAGCTAACAATTGCCTTTACTTCATGTTTCGTAGAATGAATTCATCTAAGTGTTCTTGAGTCACTCGCCATTGGTTTCCAACCTTGAAAGCTTTGATTTTCTTGGTCTTGATATACTTTAAAAGTGTCGGTCTTTTGACTTGTAGTATTTCTTGTAACTCATTGATGTTATAGACATTCTCATTTTTCTTTCCGTTGTTTGTTTCCATCGTATTCTTTTAGGATCCTTTCGATGAATGTAATTCCGCCTTTATAGACGTATGTTTTGGTTGATTTGATAACTGTTCCACCCGATACTACTTTCGCTTCTACAACTCTGAAATACTTCTTATCACAGAAGTCTTGAAATGGTATGTTCTGTTCATCTAAAACATGAGCGGTTCTTAGAATTTTCAATAAGACATCTCTACCGATATTCTTGAAGCGAATGACTTCATGAACCATATCTAGATCCACACAACTCGTAGTACCTAATAGATTATCAATGGCTTTTATCTTTGGAGTGTTCATCTTGAGTGTAGTTTCGAGGACGTTCGCTCTGACTTTCAGTTCTTGAAACTCATCCAGGAATTCGATAATTTTATCTGGATTCTCAAAATCCTCAATCTGATAGATGCCATAACGTATGAGCTGAGGTAATACAGTGCGATATAACCAATCTCCAATCACTTCTGCGTCTTTGCGCTTGGATTGGAAGAATATGGTGGATAGGTGGTCTGCTGTAACAAAGAACATATTTTGGTGTGTTTTATCGTGAGGAACGCTCACAAGCTTTATACTGGTGTCGTTCAGTTTGGTCCGGACTTCTGATACGCTTTTAATCTCAAACATGCGACAGAGATCCTTCAGGTTGAAGCAAGGTTCATCATCCACTATCGTGGCACGAACTTTGCCATAGGCATTGTGTTCAAACTCTCTAATCATAGGGTTTCCCTTCATTTTTTCTTTTTGGTAGTTTGGAATAGTGCTGTGCTTATCTGCCACTCAAGATGGTTCTTAGCTTTGCTCAATCGGTGAGCATAAATCTTCGTGGTAGATATGTCTTTGTGACGCATTAATTGCTGTGCTGCATCTAAATCTCCACCCAAGTCCAGCGCTAAAGAAGCTGCTGTATGCCTAAGGCTATGGGCAGAATACTTGGGATCATCGATCCCGATATCTCTAAGCATTTCTTTAACCACCATACTAATCATTCGTGTCCTAAGTCTGGTTCCCTGATAGGGTTTCGTATGATTAATGAAGAGTGGTTTGTATTCATCTTGTCGCTCGATCAAATATTCTTCAATCAAGCCATACACTTCTGGAGAGAGTTTGACATACGCATCTTTCTCATCGTGACCTTTACCCATGATGTATAACACCTTGGTTTCATCAACGAAGCTGATATCATCCACATCTGCTCTTTCCACTTCAATTGTTCTTAATCCGGTTGTTAATAATAGCGCGATCAGAGCATGATCTCTTTTTCCAATGATGCTCTTACTCGCATAGCGTTTCGCTCTGTTTAATAGTTTTATGGCCGCTTCAAGTGAAAGTGATTCCCTCTTAAAGTCGGATTCAATCTTCATACCTTTTACACCTTCAGCTGCATTAGGTCCAAATCCCTCAATGTAGTACCATCGATAAAATCCCCTTATCACTACGATGTGTTTTTGAACGGATGCAGCTCTCAATCTGGACTTCAGTTGTTCACGATAAGCCATGACATCTTGCCTGGTTGGTAGGTTAGGCAAGCCATCAGCGAACTCAGCGAACTGGGCAAGCATCTTCCCATAGGATCGCTTGGTGTTTTCTTTGATATCGAATCTCTGTATATAAATATCGATTATCTCTCGAAAAAAGCCCTTGTCGTCCATTTTTATCCTTTCAATGGTTTGTATAATTTGATTTGCGTTGTATAATCGGAGTTGTAGAAGGGCGGTCGCTTTTCTACTGGCCAGGTTTGTACCCCAAATACAAGCTTGGCGTCTTTTTTTACTTCATCCGATTGAATTCGTTATGTTTCTTTACATGTTCACTTTCTAGTTCTAGAAATTTGATCGCATCGATCTGTAGAACATTTATGAGTTCTAACACGAGTGGAATCGGTAGTTTTTGACCCCTTCGACCACTTTCTATTTGGTAATAGTAATAGTGTGAGAGATTCAACATTCTTGATACTTCTTCAACCGATAAACCCAGATTGTTTCTGTGTTCAATCAGATAAAACCTTGGTAGTGGTGTGGCTTGGTCACGATTCTGAACTTTCCCTGTTCCGTTGACAGGCAT